GAGTAGAGGCAAGCGAAGTAGCACCGGCAACTGTAAGTGTACCACCGATGTTAACATTACCACCCACAGTTAATGCAGCCGATACTGCAAGACTACCACCAAGCCTACCATCTGAAATAAGAGAGGCTGTTAAACCAGTTAAATTAGAACCATCGCCATAATAATAAGGTGCCGTTACATTACCTCCAATGCAAACACCACCTTCAATAATCATGCTTCCGCTTACAGAAACATCATCTTTAAATGTGGCTTTACCGACTGCTGTTAACGAACCACCAATACAGACTGATGTTGCCACATCAAGTCTGCCGCTTACCGAAACATCATTGCTGAAGGTAGCTTTGGAAGTAAAGGTAGGTGCGCCTGCAACAGCAAGTGTGCCGCCTATGCTAACATTATTCTTCAGGATTGCTGTATTTTCCACAGTAACATTGGATTTGAATGTAGCTGCACCTACAACTGTAACTGTGGATGCAAACGTTGCAGCACCTCCAACAGATACGGCTGCTTGAAGATGTGTAGCACCTACAACTGTTACAGTAGAGTTAAATTGTGCAGCACCTCCTACTATTAAAGCACCTGATACTGATACGTCATCTTCAAACTCTGATTTACCTGTAGCTAGGAATGTACCACCTATGGAAGTATTACCTGTAACATCCAGTGTACCCCCTATAGTTACATTACTTTTTAATGCAGCAGCACCCACTACTGTTACTGTAGAAGCAAAGTTTGATGCACCACCTACACTTAAAGTAGATGCAAGACTTACTGCTCCAGCTATAGTAGCAGTACCTCCTATATTTACATTACCACTTACAGACACATCATCTTTAAATGTTCCAGCACCTACTACAGTTACACTAGATTGAAAAGAAGCTGCACCAACAACATTGGATGTTCCACTGACTGATAAACTTGTTCCAACATGTAAATATCCCGATGTAGATATATTAGCACCTACAACTATAGAAGCCGTAATATTTGTTAGATTTGAGCCATCTCCATAGAAAGTAGAAGCACATACTTTATCATCCACATGAAGATTACCATCCAGAGATACACTACCAGTAACACCTAATACCCCGGTAATCTGTATGGCATTTGTTGCTATTTTAAGGGCAGTATTTGTTCCATCACCTGTTTGAACAGCTTTTAGAGAAGTATTTACACCAGTATTAGTTGAACCATTAGTACTTGCAGAGGAGCTTACAAGTATAATCTGCTTATAAGTCTTAGATATAAATTTAGTTGTTAGGTCTGTCATATTGTATTCCACCTCTTATCTGTTGATCCCCAAGCAGTAGTAGCCTGACTCCAAGTTAAAAATCTACCACCTGTATCAGGACGGGGATTAAGGATAGCTGGATTGTCTCTTACATCAGGTATCTTATTCTGAGGATGGTTCTTCAGATCAAACATTCCTTCAAAATCTTGTGGGCATACCAGCATCCCATAACTATTCATTTTCATAATACGATGGGGATATACAAAACCACACGTATCGCACATAGCTAGTGCATTTTTAGTACTCGCCATTAAACATACCGAAGTCTTGGTGTAACTTTCATTACCGCTGTTTCTCTGTTTGCCAGTAAAGCTCTGGAAAGTTTTTCTTCATAATTAGATTTTAACATTTGAATTCTTGGCATATCTATACCGGGTCTTTTCATTGCCATATTATAAGCAAGACCACAGGTTAAACATGGTAGAAAACTTTTATGTACATCAGCATTTTGTATTGCAGATTTATCCACGTCTTGTAACTCACTGACAATCTCCATTTTAAGAACATCTGTAGAATTATCAGGTAGCGGCCAAACAGATAATGTAGGATTATCTACTCCTCTACGAAGAGAATACTGGCTTGGTCTTCCTGTTTGTTTCTTATTAGGAATAAGCAAATACTCTTCAGGGGTAATACGGGTTAATTGAAGATCTGTATCATCTCTATTTAAAACAACTTCAAGTGCATCTATAGTCGATGAATCTAAAGAATAAGATGTAGTACTTACAACAACTGTAATTGAAGACACGGAAGTACTCCAAAGAAGTACACCCATATTCTGCCAATCTTTAAGCATAAGATTTATAGAACGACGAGCAGAAGCAGGCTCATGACCAAGAGTTTGTTCTCCCCCAATCATTTCTATTGCTTCTTGTATTACTTCATCTATATCTAGATTAAAGTTATATGTACCTGAGACTGCCATTATATTCTAAACCTTTTTGTTTTAACTACTCTTCTCTTATAAACTCTTTATGAACTGCTTCTTGACAACAGTCCTTTTTCTCTCTGTTCTCATGGTCACTACATGTTCCTTTACTTTTTTTAGCTTTACTGCCGTATGTGTACTTAAACATTTCCTGTAAATAATCAGAAAGATTTTCTATATAATTTGTAAAATCTTTATAGTCATTCTTATCAGTTTTAATACTTAGTGTGTTTATTAGGCTATAGTCATCATAGCCTTCTCTAACAGACTTCTCATACTTAAAACTAAATTCTTTATAGTTTTCATCAGTAGCTATCTTTTCATCGTCTTTCCAGAAATCTTCTCCAAGCTTACCAGTCATTATTTTCCAACTTTCTTCATTGCCGCTCTATGTGAGGCCATAAAACTTTTACCATTTCTCATAGAAGTCCTCATTTCAGACATATGTTTTTTACTATGGTGTTTAGAATGCTTAGCTAAAGCTGTCTTTTGGCTAGGTGTAATTTTTTTCAACTAACATCTCCATCTTTTTCTGGCTTGTCTTAGTCTGCTATTAGGATTCTTAGCAGCCTTGGGAAACTTCTTCATCTGCCCTGCGGATCTTGCACAATATGACTTACGTCTTGCTGCTCTCTTACCTGTAGGTTTCTTTTCAGTTACAGCAGTTTGTAGCTTACTTCCGGGATTCTGTTTACGATACTTAGCAACACCTTTTTTGGTAAGACCGGCACCTGACTTGGTGGGGCGTTTCATCCCTCTGCCAATAGTCATTCCCTTCATGTTACTGGGTTTTCTTTTTTTCTTTACTGCCATAACTATTCCTATGGTTTTATTCTGGCTTCAAGTAAAGATTCTAAACCAGATGTTCTTTTTTTAGCTGCCTCCCTCTGTGTAGTTTCTCTTTGTAAAGCAGAAGGCATTATACCATATTCTTTTTTATATTCTTCTTGAGTAGGTATAGCATTTATAACTTCTTCTTGAGTAGGTATAGCATTTATAGCTTCTTCTTTAGTAGGTATAGCATCTACTCCAGCGTCATATAAAGCTCCGGGTATTTGAGGAATTAGTTCTCTCATTTTAGGATCTGCTAATAGATCCATTATGCTTAAACCGCCCACAACTAAACTTGCTGGACCTGCTATTGGTGGAAATACTCCAGATGCTCCAGCAGCTAAACCAGCTAATCCTATTCTTTTAGCACCAAACTTACTTAACTTCTGAATTAACAGTTTTATAGCTTGTTTATTTCTAGCTTTTCCTGCCTGTTCCGCCGCTTTTTTACGACCTTTTCTTGTTAATTTTTTTCTTTGTTTATTAGCTTCAAGAGCTAAACTAACTAATCCAGCGGCTTCTAAGGAATTGGTTATAGCATCTACTGCTTCCGGGCCTAACTGTTTTTGAAGATATCTTCCGGGTGCATTTTCCATACCTACAGTAGCTCGACCTATATCAAATACATCCTGCAATGAACCTCTATTAGGATCATCAAAAGGAGGATATGTTTTTGCACGCTCAATTTGTTCTTGGCGTACATTTTCTAAATCTTGAGCATAAGGCTGATTCATTGCGTATTTAGCAAGATCTCTAGAATTAGGAAGGGTGTTAACTTCAGGCATGATCAGTCATACATCATTGCTACAAGATCATTACCACGTACTGATGTTTTAATCTTACGTTTATTTTTAACAGGTTTCTTAATCTGACCGCCTTTTTTCTTTTCTTTTGGAATTAATGCTCTCATTTGCTGCTCTAACATTTCAGTTGCTTCATCTCTTAAGCCACCACGATCTGTTTCTAAAACACCTTCACCTAATAGCTCTCTAAGTTGATCTCCAGTATAGTCCTTTGATAAGTCTCGTTCACCTATATCATCTCTTGCTCTTATTCTAGCAGTATCAAGATCATCGCCTTGATCAATATAATTTTGAACTCTATCACTAAAAAATTCTTGATCAGTTTTGGGATCAAGACCGGGATCGGCGTCAATTTTTAACTTAACTACTGGCGATCTAGGATCTGATGCCTGACCAACAATATTAGGAGAACGATCTATTTCTGGTATCTCTACAGCAGGATCTCTAGTTGTAGTTCCTTTAGTAACTGTAACTTCACCAGTATCACGATTAACTTTTGTTCTGGATGTTGGTCTTATTTTGGCAGGAGGTTTCCCTTTAGATATGCCAAACTCTTCCTGAAATAAGTCTCTTAAGTTATTGCGGTCTTCTTGATTGGTTATTCTATCAATTCTACGCTTTATTTCTAATTTAATTTTTCTACTAGGAACAAGTGGCAATCCCTGTTCATCAAAATAAATTGCTGCTTTCTTCACTTCTTGTGTAGAGCCTTTCCCTATACTTTTTTTACTTATAGAGTCAATATCTGTTCCTTTTAGTTCAGACTCTTCTACCTTATTCATAAGATTTAATATTTTTTTAACCTCGGGATCTTTGCTATTAACAAGATTAGATCGTTCAATAGTTGTGGGAGAAAGGTCTTTAATCCTCTTAACTAAAGAAGACCCTGATCCAATCTCTTCTGGAACATCTGCTAAAGTTTTACGTGCAGTTTCAATATCCATACCTGTATTTATATCTATGACATCATCAGGAGATGATTCTGTATGTTGAAATTTTTTAGTAGCATCAGGATTTTTTAATATATTATCTAGTATTTTTTCTTGTTCTATTCTTTTTTCTAAAGGAGATTGTTGTTTAGGTTTAGGTTTCTTTTTTCTACTTTCTTTTTTAAGAACTAAATTTCCATCTTTATTTCTTTTTAGTTTGCCATCAGGCGTTTTTATAACATCAACATCGTAGATTACTTGAGTATTTCCACTTGTATCTGTTTGTCGAGAAACAACACGTTTTTGTTTAGGAAGTTCTAAACGAAGAGATTCACCTCTTTTTTGAACCGGCACGCCGGGAATAAGTGGTCCTAAATTACGTGTATAATCTTCCATTATCCTTGAAGAAGATAAAGATATAGGCAGGTTTTCTGGGGTATAGCCAGCCCTTTCTATAAGTTTCCTTATTACATACTTTTTTAGATTACTAGCCATAGTTAATCCTTTTATAGATTAGTCTTCTACTTTAAAAGCTTTGCCTTGTTCGTAGTCTTCATTAACTACAACATCCTGCGGCGGTCCTTTAACAGACGGCCCTTTACGTGCAGCACCGAAGCCCTGTCCCGTAGGACGGCCCACAATCTCATCAAGATCGATAGGTCGTTTTAATAGTGTATGTGGTCCAACCATTTAACTTCTCCTTTTTCTACCTTTAGCCGCCATTGCAGCCATTTTCTTTTTACCATACTTCTTGCGACCTATATAAGCTGCAAGAGCCTTTGGATTCTTAGCTCCTTTTTTTTTAAGATCAGAACTAAGCTTTTTAAATCTCTTACCACTTCCAAGTTTAGGCTTACGTTTCTTGGGAGCTTTCATAACTTGTTGCCCAATACTGGAACGATTAGTCATAACACTTTGCTACAACCTGTCCACCAGACATTCTATAAGTTACCTTACCTCCACCAGCTTTTTGAGATAATTTTTCAAGCTGATCATAGTCAATTAGTACAGCATTACCAGCCTCACGCTGTTCTTTCATAGTAGGACGACGGGCTGGTTTTGCTTTTGGTCCAGTTATAGTAGGAACTTTAGGAACAGATGGTTTTCTTTTAGGTTTGGGAACGGAAGAATCTTTATTTTTCTTCATTTTTCTCGCAGCTAATCTAGCTTCTCTTGCCTCAAGCGCCTTTTGCAACCGATTTTTTGTAGCACCGCTGTGAGGCTTACCACCTCCAGTATGGGGGGTTGTACCAGCCATACCCTGACTTGTATGTGTTCTATCTTTATATGTTATGGTCATTAGTTTGCTCCCTGTAATATAGTGTCAGGACCACCGGCAGGAGATCCCGGATTAGACATATCATCTTGTCTCGTGCGTCTTGCTTGATTACGTAATCCATTAATACTTTCATTATATGTTTCCTGCCAGAACGGTACAGTAGTCCAATCTTTTATGTATATTGTAGCTTCAATCATACAAGCATTAAA